CTACAACATCGCACACAGGGGCTACAGCATCATATATCGCCTGCTTTGTTGCCATTCCCTGATTGCTAAAGGTATTACCTTCCTGATCATGGAAGTTTAAAGGCCAGTGATAAGCTCTGTACACATCCTTTTCGCTTGCGGATACCAGCTCCAATAGCTTAAGGTCGCCAATCGGGAGGCCGATATTCTGCCACGCCAAAGCGATTGAGGACGGAAATACCCTTGATAACTCGTCATCGCTGCGACGTGCCTCAATCATTTTATCTTTTAACTGCTTCTTTTGGTCACTTGTTAAGTTATCTTCCTTGTCACGAGGCGATAGAACCCCGAATACGCCACCATTCTTGGCTTGCTTACTAGCCTGCTCCTTACCCTCTTTAATTGATCTGATGGGCTCTAAATAGGCACGTAACGGAGAAACACCGTACAGATACTCCATACGTATATCAATAGGCGCCGGATTTCCGGTCTTAACGTGCTGCACCTCCTCTATATCGAACTTAGTTTTAGCTAAATTTTGAAGCTCATACCCACGTATTGGATCAAGTAAATCCTGATTATCTGCCAGAATCTTCATATTAGGGAAGCACCATAATTGCTTGGCCTTTTTACCGCTTCTGGTAGCGTGCATATAAGTGTTACCATTTAGCAAGTATGATAAAACTATAGTCCACATTACCTGTGACCCTGTCTGGTATGGATTAGCCGCACCACGGGTAAGAATATTATTCAAATCAGGTACATCGACTTCCTCTATCGATTGCGCCTTTAAAATATGAGCCTGAACGGGATCTGTTTTAAACAGCGCCTTTGATTGCTGTAGCTTCTTTTTATTAGTAATCTTATAAAAGACAAACGGGCAATTCAATACCTTCTTGCATATCGCATCAGTCACCTCATATACAGCCCCGATAGTTTTGAACGTCTGGTAATAATCAGCCGTATCCGGATTAAGCGTAGGCAATCCCTCATTCAATGTAATGTTGATTTGAGTCAACGCACTAGCGAAAGCACTTGATTGCTTCTGTGCGATCTGCTTGCTTACCCTGCTGCTTATCGCATTATTGAATAGTGATCCGAAAACATCCATAGGAGTAAAGGTAATAAAAAACCACGAACAAATTAATGAACGTGGTTTTAACTCAAAGTGCTCCCAGCGCAATTGCAAAGGTGAAAGGATTCGAACCTATATCAATGGTTTTGGAGACCACGATTCTACCATTGAACTACACCCCCGTATCAAACAACGTGAAACCATCCGATTAACACGCTGTTTTAATTTAATGCTATCACAACAAATATACAAACGTAATCCGTATTTCAATGTCACAATGTAGTTACCAACCGAAGTCTGTAACCTTAACCCTCTTAAACATGAACCACATCCGCATCATCAACATGTCAGAGTAATCAGGTGAACGCCCTAACAATTCTTTAACCTTATCCTTAGGTATAACCATACGCTTTCCATCCTTATCCATATCTTTCTGTTTTACCTGTTCTAGCTCCTCTGTAATCAATTGTTTATATTCTTCTGACCTAATCCATATCTTATTTGAGTTAATTGATTCTGCAAGCTTAAAATAGCACTGGGATTTAAGGTTATTAAAATTGTCATCTTCATTCGTTTCAGGATTAGGAAACGGCCTGCTATTATTTACGAATCCATTACAACCCAAAATATCGGTTACACCTCCTCCCACGCCATCATCATCAATTATAACATTTGACATTGGAACAGAGTATGTCCGGGATAATGAAAGTATTTCTGATGCTGCTTCAGTTACCTTGTTCTTATCCATAGTAACTATTTTCTCCAAAACCATTCCATCCCAAACCCCTATAATAGTATTGTCAGAACCAAACCTGGCAATATCCGCACTGATATATTTTTCCCCTCTTTCCGCAAATGAATTGGTAAACGCATCTTGAATCTTATTAAATATAATTAAAGCTGACGGATCATCATCATACATGAAATTGCCTTTAATCAACCTCTCGATGGTCACTTTACTACCCGTTGACAATATTCTGGCGATATAAGCAGGAACTTCCGGGGATGGGTTGTCGGATGGCAATGCTGGTACAAATTTCACATCCTCTCTTTCATTGCTGTTGCTGTACGGAAGATAGTATCTAGAAAAAACATGGTTCTTAGCCGGATTAAATGTTTCCAGCATCTTAGCTGGGATATTATATTTATCATTTAACCTACGCCCTATACGTGTACTTAAAACCTCAATAGCTTTATAGGCGGTCTCAGCGCTTTCGTCTATAGCTGCTCCTGTTAACTCCAAACCTCCAAAGCGAGTAAATAGCGGATCGCTTGGTAGCGTCATGGTGTCGATCAGGAAAATAACCGATCCATTTTCAAATGTAACCGTATTATTCTGCTGATTGTATTTGAAGTCACTACCATTTTGAATGTTGCACTCGTCAAAAACTTTGAATAAAGTGATCAGTGTTGTTTTCTTTAATGTAGTTAATTGCTTTCTTCCTAAACCCCATGCGGTGCCAGGGTAAGCGATTGACATTGAAGTCAGCCAATAACAAAGCAAGTATGATTTACCTGAGAACGCTGCGCCTCCGTACCCCGTAAAAGATGTAGTCAGATCAGTTAAATACTCCCATGCTTTAAACTGCTTTACAGATGGTTTAAAGTTAATGACGATTGCCATTTAAGATTCATTAGGTTTTACGATATTGATGATTGCGGGTTGTAATTTTTCGCCGTCACTGGTTACATCCAGCTTATCGCCGTATTTCTTAGGGGCAAGCTTTGCTAACACCCATTTACGGGTATCCACCATTAATTTTGACCTTTGAACTACATCCTGATTAACTCGCTCTATACCTTTATCGTCAATAAAAGTGTCATTCGAATTGTCATCAGAAATAGACAGCATGTCATCAAATATTTTATCAGCCCTTGCATCGCACGCGCGCATGTAATGCTTAGCTAATTTAGCGTCTTCACTTAACCATTCACAAAACGTCACAAAAGAAGGAAAGATATTTCTGTCTGCTTTATCTAAAATTTGTCTACAGCTTCTGCCTGCGTAAATGTCATCAAGAATTAATTCTATAGCATTTTTACGCCTTTCTTCATCCCAAAATACAGGTCTTCCTACTGCCATAATTGATAATTATTTGTAAATATATGGGGCATGGATTTAATTTTTAAAATAATTTTATTATAAGCTTCTTTTTGATTTAGCCTTTTTAAGGTCGATAAAATAGATGCTATATCTTTTTTATGAGACCATAACTTCTTTTTTATCGGATCGCTATGTATAGAAAAAGAAACATTTTTTCCGTTTATCGCTCTTTGTTCTTTACTACAAAACGGTTCGTCACCACCAGTAGCTACATTTAAAAGCTTAAACCCATTGTTTTTATATTCTTTAATTATTTTTATTTCCTCGCTTTTCCAATCTTCCTTACCTACAACACTTAATACTTTAATTTCTGGGTGCAACCCTATTGAATTCAATTTTCTAATCCAAAAATATACAGGAGTATTTCTTGTTTTTGAATCTCTTAAATGAGATTTTAGTCTTAAAAGACTATCATTAGCTTTTCCTATGTACCTAATTATCCCTGTTCTTGGGTCAATTAATCCGTAAATCTCTACTAAATCAGACATAATAGTCAAATATACAACTAAGCTACGTTAATTGCAATAGCGGGGCTATACATAGATGATAATCAGTAATAATAAACCAACTATGAACGCTGTTAAAGCTATTCCAGTCCACATTCCAGATGCGAACGATTTGTTTCCGTAATTTGATAGTCCCATATTATAAAGTTGTTAACTTAGTTCCTTTAATCCACCCGCATTTGCCGCATGGTGACCCTTTATGTTTGCAATCAGATTGTTTAGCCTCTAATGCGAAGATTGAATACATATCCGGTCGTAATGAATAGGGGGATATATATTCCTTAAAATCATACGATCCCATACCGTCAACAATCGCACTGGCAAACTCAAAAGCAGTATTACCGTCTCTAAATACCCATGTCATTATACCTTGCCTTCCGTGCGCACAATGAACAGCTTTTTGGTATGGATCAATTTTACCATCTGGTGTTTTAAATTCGATCATAAACAA